AGTCTGAATAGATTGAGAATACAACTGATGATCCTGGCATTGCCTGTTGCACTGGCTTGACGTCAGCGAGAGAACGCATAACCGGAATGGAGCGAAGCGCCATTCTTACATATTGGTCGTATGCGGCCTGTACTAGGGCGCTGATCGTCGAGCTAGATGTGGGGGTACCTGTTGGGATAGCCATTTGGGTCTAGCCTTTCGTTTAGGATTGGATGTTAGAGTCCAGACAACCTGATGACTTCATCCAACTCTTCACGGCTGTTTGTATTAAGAAGTTTTTGCATAATATCTGCGTTGTGTTCTGGCGCTGAGCCGGAGTCTGCAGTATTAGTCATTCTCTTATACGCTGCTGCTTGTGCTGGATCTACATTAGGTGATGCCTGGGTTTGGCTAGACTCAAAGCCGAATACATCGGCGTAGTCGTCTAACCATTTAGACAAAGACTCTTCAGTTGGGTCAATGTCCTGCGGAATAAATGAAGCAATTTTGCTATTTACCCCGCGAGTTGCGAGGACATCCTTAATTGCTCGTTCGCGTTGGCCCTTGCTGAGGTTTTCAAACTGGGAGCGAAGCTCTTGCAGTTCTTTATCCTTTTGCTTTGAAGCCTTGCGTAGTTGCTTTACAAGGTCATTAGACGAATCATTTGTGAAATCGTCGTCGTCATCCTCGTACTCGTAATTGGACATATGTCCTTCTCCCTATCATTAGTTGATTTCGCTAGCCTCATACTCGAATGGGGATTCGGTATGGCTCTAACTCCTGGTATTATTATCGCTCCACTAGGCCAGTAGTTCTAGTGGCAGGTTTATTTAGTACGCGCCTGCGCGGTCCCTTGCTAGCGCTCCGCTAGTAATTCCGGTCTGACCACCAAAAGTAGCCTTCTCAAGTCCGGTAATCTTTTGACGCGCTTTACGTGCTTCTTCTGCGCCAGGAATATTAAAGATTTCTTGCTCTGCTGTTGTCTGTGTATAAGGACTCTCTTGGTAGATTGAAGCAAGTTGTGAACCACGCTCTAATCCAGCACCAATGGTTGAGTAACCCTTTTCAGCCATAGCCTTGTCAACGCCATACTTTTGTAGGTACTCAGCATCTGTCATACTTGTTGTAAGGCCAGACCTAAGAGCAGCTCCACCAATTTCGGCAGAAGTTATCTTACGTTTAATATCTTCAAGTCCCTTTGTTGGATCAAGTGTATAAGCCAAGATATCACCATTAGTAATATCGGGATAGAAGTTCTTAAGTGCATAAGAAACCTCTGGATTAGCATTAAGAACACGCTTCTGTGCTGTGGCAATACGGTCTTCCAACTCTACCGCAGAGACATCGTTTGCAATAAACTTCTCAAACCCTGGCTGTGTACCCATAGCATCCTTTGTATAATAAGATGCTGGTAGTCCATAGTTACGCATAAGTTTTTGATACTGGTCTTCTAATCCAATATATGTTGCTTCGTCAATAGCCCTAAGACCCTTTGCTACACGTTGTTTATTTGCAGCAAAACGCTTTTGGTAGGCATCAGATTCACGTAGTTTAATAGTAAATTCTGCAGGGGAAGCACCAGATATAATAAGGCCTTTAAGCGGATCTACTAAAGATGCTAAACCATATTGAGCAAACTGAGAGTAAAGTAAATCATAGGCAGATTGACGCTCTGCTTGACGTCCTGCAGCTGCAGCTTCTGCTGCAATCTGTGCTTCTGATTTTGGGGCTAAAACATTTCCATTGCCGCCGCCTCCACCGCCACCGCTACCGCCAGCTGCTTGATTCTTTGCAGCAGTAGCAGTGTTGATAGCTGCACCAATCGCAGCACCAGTTTTACCTGCAATAGCAGCCTTGTATTCAGCGTCAGTTAAATCCCTATTAGGATCATATGAATCACCAAACTTACCTGTTACTGGGTTTACACCGCCACGTGAAGCAAGATATGCTTCAGCAGTTAAGCCTTGTGATGCTGCATTAGAAGCAATAACACGTTGTGTGCTAGATGAAAGTCCTGATAAGTTGGTTACAAAATTGTCAGCCATTATTACCCCTGGAATCCAAAGTCACGCAACACACTAAGTGCTGCAGTTGAAACATCTTTCTTAGCCTGCTCTGTGTACTGCCAACGACTGTCTGATTTAAGTGCTTTCTTAAAGTCATAAAGGTTCATATCGCCCTTATCTGTAATAGCGCTACGAAGCAAAGGGTCATTAAGATCAATTTGGTCTGGGTCACCAATCTCAAGTACGTTTGCCATTGCTGTTCTGTATGGTTGAAATACTTGTTTTAAGTTATAACCCTGTGCTAATAAGTCACGTACATATTGCGGTTGACCTTGTGACGCAAGTTTTCTTGCATCTGCAACAACACGATTAACGTCAATCTTGCCTGATGCAATACCTTGAAGAACTTGGTCTACGTTAGAACCACCAGGAATAATGTCAGATACCTTGAATCCATTATCACGAGCAGCATTTACCAAAGCATAATAGTTTTGAAGTGCAGCTCCTGAATAACCTTCGGTTGTTTTACCACCGATAGTTCCTGCTACTGCACGAATAGACGATGCTAGAAAGTCATCAATAAAAGTTGTGTCATCTTCTTTGTTAGTAAGGTAGATATTTTCTGCTGCCTTACGTAGCGCTATAGGATCTGAAGCTGCAGCTGAACCAATTTTAGTTGCACGATTTTCAAGAGAACGTACAATGCCTTCAATATCTTGTTCGTACTGAGTTGTTCCTTCTGCTTGACCAGACTCCTGCAAATCTCTGTAATTATAGTATTGGACAAAGCGTTCTTTAATTGCTTTAGAGTTCTGCTTATACCAAACATCGCCACGTATACGACGAACAAACTCTTCGTCTGTCATTTTTTTCTTTGGATCTACATACTCTTCAAAGATTAACTTTAGGCTTGGGATGTTCTTAAACAGAGCCTCAGATAGTCCATATTTTTCTGCAATGTCTGAAACAGCAGCGGTTTTATCAACAGGAGGTAGAGCAGTAGGTCCTACGAATCCTGTTTCGCCTGGCTTTACTGGAGTCATTCCTGCAAATGCTGGAGTAGTCGGAATGCCTTTTGGTGGGTTAGGTAACTGTGCTGCTTCTACACCCTTATTACCACTAACCGCTTGCTTAACAGGAGTTACTTTAGGATTAACAGCAAGAGTTTGAGACGCTATTTTACCCTCTGCAGCAGGTGCTCCAAAAGAAGGAACTTCTTTACCTAAAAGATTTATGCGTGCAACATTTTCAGATACACGAGTACCAACAACTTTAGAGTAAGCATTTTGAAATGGCTTAACAAGTTCTTCAATTTTTGCATCAATGTCTGCTGCTAATGGATCATTGGGATCTATAAGTAGACTTTTTTGTTCAACAAGGTCTTTGTAATCTTCTTGAATTTTGGTAAGATTTTTACCACCTTCAAGTTTATCAACACTATCTTGAAGATCTTCTAGTTTCTTACGGCTAGCATCAACAACCTTTTTAAGTTTATTGTATTCAACAAGAGCCTTAGCGCGTACTTCTGTCGGTTCATTTGGGTTCTGCGCTCTAGTCTTGAATAGGTCTAATCGGCTTAGGTTAGTCTGATATTTTGCATTTTCATTTACATAAAGACCAACAAGTTTTAGTTTATTGTTTGGAAGAGTTCCTAGTACTGTCATTACTGGAGACCTCCAAGCTCTCTAAGCATTAGTTCATTAGCAACTTCAGCGCGTGTCTTTTCTGCCGCACCTGTTTGTGAAACTTTTTCAGTAATAAATTGTTCTTCGTTGATACCACCCGTTTGTACTAGATTTCCAGATGCGTCATACTTCTGTATAGTAGGGTTTAATTTTTCTTCACGGCGAATTTCTTGTTTTATCTCAGAAAGTTCTTTTGCTGTAGGACCGTAACCTGTGGCCTTTTGGTAAATTTTAATAGCAAGTGCTTCAATATCTGTATCGTTGGCAATATAAGTTTGACTTATAGTTCTTGCTTTTCCGTCTCCACCAGCAAGGCCAGATGGTTCTTTAAGAAACTCATCTCTGCTTATTGGTCGGATTGCTGAAATAGAAAGGCGTGCTTCTTCAGCTTTATCTAAGGCTTTTTGGAATGCAGGTGTGTACTTAGTTGTAATAGCACCTTTATAATAACCTGCAGACTTGAGTAACTTAGAATATCCGCTTATTAAAACAGGATTTGCAGCAATAGCCTTTTTGAATTCTGTATATTCTGTTAAAGAAGTTACTGTTGGGTTACCGTCTGCTGTGGTTTCTACTGCAGACTTTACCTTGGCTATGCCTTTGCTTGTTCCTACGCCAGCCATTTAGTCTCCTAGTAATCTACCAAAGAGTACGTCGTATGCACTCTGTGTATTTTGATTGTATGTTGCAAGTTCACGCATCTTTATAATTGTTTCTTCTTTGTTCATATTTGAAAGGAATTGACTGCCACCAAAGTTATCTAGTTGATCCTTTGTTGTCTTGTAATCATTATAAAGTTTTAGCATATCGCGTAATTTTCCTGCAACCTTTGGAGAAGCTGCAAATGCTGACTTCTCGCTAAGCATCTTTTCAAGGTCATTAAGTGATTTCATACGCTCAATAGCCTTCTTGCCACCTTGTGCAAGTTCTTCTTGAACTAATGGACGTCCTGCCTTAAAGATAGTTGCCCAGTCTGTAAACTCTTTACGAAGTTGTGAGCGCTCAAAATCTGTGCCTACAGCCTCAAGGTTTGTTTCGTATTCAGCTTTCTTTCCGTAGTAAGCCTGCATATCGGATGCAGTCTGTACCTCACGCAAGAAGTCTTCGACGCGCTTGTTCTGGCGTAGACCCATATCTGTCATAGTCTTATAAGCATCCCAAGAATATCCACCCTTGTGAGGTATAAGGAATGCTGCACCCTGTGGATAATCCTTGAATAACTTCTCGTTTGTATCTACGAAGTCACCGGATTCTTTTGCATAACGGAAGTATGCAACAGTTGAACGGTCTGACTCTGAAATAGTAAATGGCATTTGATCTGGATAACGCTTAACCCACTCAGCCATAGCCTTGTCATAATCACCGGCTTTGTCTAGTATTCCATACCAAGTTTGCTTAAATGATGCTTCACCATTGTCACGTACCCAGTCAGCCATTTCAGACTTTAGCAATACCTGTGCTGTAGCAGGTGCTGTAAATCCATACACAACACGCATTCCTAAAATGCTCATTGTTGTATTCTTAAGTTGCAATCTATATTTTTCTAATTCAGATGCGCTAAATGGTACTGGGACTTTCTCACCATTAACCATTTCATATTTCTGTTGGAGTCCGTGACCAGATGCCTCAAGATAAGTCATAGCCTTACGCATTGCTGATGCGTACTGACCGTCACGCTCATCTTTATTCATTGCTGAATAGATACGGTTAACGTGTGCTGGCAAGAATGCTGAAACCATTGGTTGATCTTCTGCATACTTACCAAGAAGCGTGGTAGTAATGCGGTCTGCTGCACCTGGATTAAAGATATTAACTAGGTTTGCTGCAATTTTTACTGAGAATCCAGATAATGGACCGGCAAGTGTAGGAATGGCAGACTCAGGATTAAGAGAAGGTGTAATCATCTTCAACTTAGCGCCAAATTCTACAGGGAATGGAACCTTAAACTCTGCTGGTACGCCAAGTGCCTGCATAGTTGCCTGAACTGCCCTGTAAACATACTGTGTTCCTGGGTATAGGAAGTATGGCTCACCTTGATCATCGTACTGAACCCAACCTGAGTGAGTAATACCTTCATAAGTAAGGCTTGCTTTAACTATTGACTCTGGGTTGTAGCGTACAACACGGTAAACACGGCGATAGAAGTCTTCAGTAGCACGATAGAAACGTGCAAAGTTGCGAATACCAAATGCTAACTGGCTTTGCACTGCAGGGTTATCAACATAAGCAAGTGTTTGCAAGCGTGCTCTGTCTTCTGCAATCTCTGCCAACTTATAGCGAGCATTTTCTGTAGCACGTTCTAGAGCTTTAGGTGCAGTAATACCTTTTGTATGTGCTGCAATGAAAGCATCTTCAAATCCAGTGCTCTTAAAATCTTTGCGAATCTTAATCATTTCAGATAAAACCATAGGCTCGCGTGAGAAACGTGCGTTAGCATTACCTAGCCAGTCCCAACCCCACTCCATAAAGGATGAGGCATAATTTCCAGTATCGGTGATAGGTACTAACTGTGGTCCAACAATGTATGTTGGCACATCTAATTCTGATTTAGGCAAATCATCTAAGCCAAGTTTACCGGTGATGCGATATTCACCAGCAACATCGTCAAAGGCACGAACCTTGCCAAGAAGTTCTTGGTTAATCTTGCCATCTTTTTTAACGAACAGTTGCTTTGCTGCATCATAGATGCGCTTAGCGTGTTCATCTGTAGAGATGCCGCGTTCTTCCATACGGAAAGCTGATACCAACTTGGCATTCTTAGGATCATTAAGCCACGTTGAAATCTTTGTAATAGCTTGAGTTTCACCAAGTGCATCATCTGCAAGATTAGCAACTGCAATGCGTCCAAGTTTATCGTTTGAGTAATAACCAATACGCATAATCCAGGCAACTTGAGATGCTTCATCTGCAAGAGGTGCCATTTGCTTGTAGCCACCCTTGCCTCTGCCAAGTGCCACTCTACCTTTTTCAAGGTCATATGATAATTCTGCAGTACGTACTTTGTTCTTACGTGTAAAGTTAACAGTACGTGTATATGAATCAAGTCCAGTGAAAGCATTCTTTCCACCTTCGACAACATCCATAAGGGCATTGTCTAAATCGCCATATTTAATCTGGTCGGCAAGTGCAAGACGATCAGCATCTGTGAATTTACCAAGACCTGTCTTCTCATAGAAACGAGTCAACTTGCCTTCGTTCAAAGCACGTGCAGTAATCTCACGAATTAGTTTAATGTCACCATTTGCTGCTTCAATCTCAGCACCATAGCGCTTAGATTCTTTTCTATTAACAAAGCGCATAACTCCACCTAGTGGGTTAGCTGATATCTTATCAAAATCTGTTAAACCCTTTTCCATCTGACGTGCTGTACGTAAACGTGTTGAAAGAGCACGAGCCTTTACCAAACCAAATGGTGACTCACCAATAGCAAGGTGAACCATTAAATCTTCTGTTGCATTACGTATCGCATAACGAGGACCTGCAAGTGTAAGGAATGACCAACCTGTAGTCATCTTCTCTACCCAGTTAGAGTGCGCTAGTCCAAATACACGTTGGATAATTCCAGATCGTGCTGCTGCTCTATCAATGTCACGTACACTGAGTGTGGTCACATAGTCTGAAAGGTCAGATAGAATAAGACCAACCTGCTCACCATCTGGTAGCGCAGCTGGATTATATCCATCAACTGTTGAAGCAAAGACTTTATTAGGACCCATACGCAAAGGGTCAGCAATAGCTTTGCCTTCTTTAGTAACATTAAGTCCGCGAATATCTGCAATAGTAGATTGCAGTCCGTAGAAAATTTCCTTCTTACGTCCTACTTCAGCATTATCAAATGCTTGGGCAATAAGTTTAGAATCACTTTGTGGCAATACTAGGCGTGCGTAGCGATAAACCTTTTCAGCTCCATCTGCTGATGTAACATCAAATAGGCTATCTTCAAAGAAAGGAACCAAGCTACCCTTAGCCTTAAATCGGTCAATTCGATATTGAACTTGAGCCATTGAAAAACGTGCTGTTTTTCTAGCATTGGCTTGAGCCTTAACATTAGTAACAATAGTTTCTTTGCCATCAATAATTGCTTTAGCAATACCGTCATCAGTTGCAGCACCTGCAAAGTAAAGGTCATCAACAAAACGTGGGCCGATTCTATCCATATCAAAGATACGATTTGCTGTAGTTACTGTATTGACACGGGCCTGACGCAACACATCCATACGTGGAATCATTACGCGCTTGCGACCAATTTGGCCTTTCATCATTTCTGTTACTTGGTCAGCATTCTTAAAGAAAGCCTTAGCAGTAGCAGCATTTGTAATAGGCATTTCAATGTCAATAAATGATTTGATTACTGGATCACCAAACTCTGGCGCTAATACACGAAGACGGTTTTTAGCATCAACTGCTGATTTAGTAGCGCCTTCTTCAATGGCTTTTTTATAAGTAGCAAGTTCTGCTCCATACTGATTCCAAAAGTTTTGCACCTGTGGTTTTGCAAATACGTCATCAACTTTGCCACCACCAATAACTACATCTAGTGAATAGCGAGAAACATCAACTGCACGCTTTACTTTACCAGCAATAAGTAATGGATCTGCAAGTACTCTATATGCTGCATCAAATGCACCTGATACTGAACGATAGAAAAAGCCTGAACCTTCTACTGATTCTGGTGTAATAAGATTTGCAATTTGACGACCAGGTGAGTACTTAGCTGCCTGCGTTGCATCTAGTGCATCTTGAAATAAATCATCTTTATTCTGTGCAGCAAGTGCTGCAACTGCGCGTTCTGTATCAGTTCCAGATGAAGCGATAGCACTGAGTTTTTCTCCAGCTGCAACACGCATTGCTACATTTATACGGTCTTGACCAAACCTAGATACAGCCTTTTCAATACGACCTGGATTAAATACTTTGTCGCCCTTATCGTTTGCACGAGTCCAAGCATCTGAAAGATTCTTACTTTCTAAAAGAGAGATAGCACCAGTACGATAAGCACGAGTTGTAAAATCTGAAACTTCTGTAAGACCCTGTAAAAGTGCTCCACCTGTATAGTGCCACGCAGATCCAAAGAATCCACGTTGTGGTTTAGCAGCAGGATTTTCTGTACCTGCTACACGCTTAAGAGCTTCCTGCTGTTGAGGTGTCTTAGAAGCATATGCTTGTTCTGCAGTTTTTTGTGGGAGGTTTGAAAGTTCTCTATGAACTGCAAGCGTTTGAGATAACGCTTCCATTTCTTTTCTTTCTTGAGCACTTAAACCCGCAGCAGCGGCTGCTGCCTTTAGATTATCAGGCACTAATCACCTCGCGCAACGGCCTCAGAATACAAGATAGCAATAGAGCCGTCTGTATCAAAAGGTAACATCTTTGCTAAAGTATCTGAAGTCTTTGTAACTGATTTCTGCATCATCAAAGCTGCAGATCCAACTCCTGGTCCAATATCAATACCTGCTGAAATATCTTCATTAGGACGTTGTGTTTCTGCAAATAGTGGAGTAACTTGTTCTTGTGCTGCTGCACGTACTTCGGATGCTGGCATACCCTTTACGTCACCAGTCTTACCAAGTGGAGCGCCTGATTTAATAGCAGCTGTTTCTTTACCTTCGCCATATGCGATTGAACCCATATCAAGGTTATCTGTACGTGTGGAATACATTCCAGGACCTGCAGGGCCAGCCAATGGATTCATTGGGGCTGTTGTCATCGGTCCTCCTCTAAAGTTTCTAAGTCTTGCGCCATCCGCTCCCACGCCTGATTAGTTTCAGTTTTGTGGTTAGCGTTGTAAACGCTTAATTCATATAATGATTCAAAAAATCCTGATGCAACCTGCGATAAGTTATATGCAGTTTCTGCAAGTACTACTACAAAATCAGAAGAACGTACAGGACGACGAACTTTATTATTGTCCATTGTCCTATACGCCTCCCACTAAATCTATTAACCTTTTTTAGTCTTCTTGCCTGGACGGCCCTTAGCCATCATTCCGAAGAACACCTTACCGCCTGCTGGCTTAGAGGTATCCATCTTGCCTTCCTTTGGCTTTGCCATTGGTGCGGCTGCGCGTGATCCTTTGTTCATATTTACACCTCCCTCGCTTAAGCTGCGCCGGAAATACCGGCTAGTAGTTGAGCTATATCTGGACGTTGACCAGCAGCAGGGGCCTGACCACCTTGTTCTTGTGGAGGTTGCGCTGAGGCTGGGGCGGGGGCCACACCTGCTGCTGGAATCTGTTGCTCCATACCTGGTGCCATAGGTGGCGCTTGTGGGGTTGGTGCTGGTTCTGGTGCAAATGCTTTTTCAATAATGTTTTCTAACGCTTGTCCCTTTTGGCGACCTTGGATAACAGTTGCGATACGGCTGATAATCTCTGAAGGGTCTTGGCCCTGCGCCGCGAGAGCCGGTATTGCCTGTGCATACTGAGCAACAGCAACGCGCAAAGAATCGCGCATTTCTTCAATGTCAACACGTTGTTCCTCTTGTGTAACGTTAAGGTCCATTGGAATCTCACGACGTACGTAGTCACGTGAGACGAGCTTATCTGAACGCATCTGTAGTAAAGCAATGATGGCACGGTTAGGATCCATACCAGACATAATGCCGTAACGGACATCTACGCCATACTCGCCCTTAATGTCGCGTGATGGGATGTACTTGAGTACGTAAGGTGTTCCGTCGTCGCTTCCCTTAATAGTCTTAGGGATTCCGCCAAAGATTTTCTCATCTGCTTCAAAACAAATTGCAGAAAGTTCTTGGAACATACGAGCAAACTGCGCCTGTGCTGCCTTGATTTGTGTATCAAAACCAGCCTGAAGTGCTTGCACACCACGACCTGTAACAACAGATGCGTCAATGTTACCTGAACGAGACTCTGGGTAACGAGCACCCATACGAAGTTCACGCTCTAGAACGCCGGACTCTGTAAAGACTCCAGCAGGTAGTTCTAGCGGTACACGACGGATACCTTGCGGATTAGCAGAACGCATAATTGCATCAGGACCGAGAGCAAGTTCTTGTACATCTTGTGGAATAGCAATAGGTGCTTGGATAGACTTCTCAGCGGCTTGGATTTGCAAGATAGCAAAGCGAGCACGAGCGAGTTGTACAGATAGCACATCATCAAACTGACCGCGTGCTTCTCCGTCAAGAGAGGAACGCATAATGACAGATGCCATTGCTTTACCTAATACGTTAGGTGTTTGAGATAGAACTAGGTTCTTACGCTCTGGTAGGTAGAGCAGATCCTGATCCTTATCGTGGTACTTAACCATAGAAATATACGGTGAAGACAACTGATATTGATTGCGACCTAGGATCTGATCGTAGAACTCTGGGTATTGTGATGCTAGCGTCTCAGCATCTGTAACAATAACCTGTGTGATAGATAGTACTCGACCATAACGATCTAGCTCCGGGTATGTACCAAATGGGTTAAGCATACGGATACGAGGATTGTTGTCATCGTAATCCATCTCAACCATACCTACACCTAGACCGTAGGTGTTATACCAATCGGCTGCTGTGTACATCTGAAGCTGTAGGTCAGAGTTTGAAACATAGAAGTTTGCAATACGAGTACGAGTATCTGCGGCTTTGCGGGCAGTATCTGAAACCATATTAGTTGCTGAGCAGTTAAAGGATGGCAGTGGTGCCATTGCTTCTGCTAGGTCACGTGCTGCTACGTCAATAAAGTTGGCAACGAGAGGTTTTGGATAGTCCTCTGAGAACATAGATGGAAATACTTTAGAGATATCTCCTTGACGTACCGAAAGCACGTCGCGCATACGCTGATCACGCGCTGATGAGCGTGTGCGTAGCCGCGATAGTTTCGCGTCAACTTCTTTGACTGATAACAATGTTATCTCCCTAAATTACTCTGATTTTGTTTTGCTCAGCGAAGGCTTCTTCTAAGTTAATCACTGTTCTTTTGCCTAGCTCGTGGCGAGATAGGAAAGGGTTTTTCATATGGTGAGTTGCATACTGTCCGTAGTTGAGCATCTCACGTGCTCTAATCTCACAGAACCACAGAGCCATCACCATATCGGTCTTACCCTTAGTTGTTGGAGTCCAGGTAATTAACTGCTCAATCAGAGCCTTGATGTTCTCGGTCTGATCTGATGGCAGATGTATTAAGTTATCTCGATGGTGCTTACCATCAAATTGCTTAGTACCAAAGAGGGTAGCCATAGATGCCACACCGAAACCGGCATCCCATTTATTAGAGCCGGTATGGTGTTCCTTGAATGCAACACCTCGTGAGGCTAGGTGCATACGGATGCCTTCGTCCTGCGTTAAGAAGGACTGGAAGGCGTTCTTTTCGATGATCCACTCTGAGGGTGAGTAGAGCGCTGTCCAATCAAAAATAAGATTACGGATATCGGCTGGAGACGGACGGCTAATCTTGATAGCATCTACTATGTACCTCTTGCTCGTTGACCTATCAATGGCGTAGCAGATAGCTGCAGTATCACCAATCATCGCAGGGTCAAGGCCGCAGATGTAGGTAAAGCCGTTTAAGTCTCTAGGATGTCCTGGGTGGCCTGCAGTTAAGTTGCCAGCCTTACGCATTCCATCAATAGAGCCTTTTACACATACAGGGTCAAAGGCAGCGTTTTCAGATACGTCCTGTTGCTGGTAGACCAAAGCCCACGTACTAGCATCCATCGCTTGACGTTCGTTGTACAAGTTACGACCAGACCAACGAGGGTATAGGCCGTCCTCGTTCTTATCAGATTCTTCTTGTCCATCAAAGGGCGCATCAGAGGCGGGCCATAAAGTAACCCACTTGTCTGGGTCTTCATCTACCTCAAGAAGGGCTGGCATAGCCAAATACTTCCAAGGGACAAGACCGCCTGGGTATCTATCTTCTGAGCGTAGCTCGCGGTATAGATCAACAGAGGCTACTCGTGTACCAATAATAATCAGTTTGCCGGTAGGGTTAAGACGGGAGCGCACGTCTTGGGTCAGCCAACGGATCTGCTTCTCAAACTCATTAGCGTTCTTTAAGGTAACAGCGTCATCAACAATAATCATATCGGCACGCTTGCCGTAAATCTGACCGCCGATACCGACGGCCTCAATGTTCGGATCCTTTTCAGATGACTCACGGAGTTCATCACCAAAGGTAACGCGGGTGGCCTGCCACGAAGCAGACTTAGAATTGAAGCCGACACCGGCGGCATAGGCCGTTTGCAGCTCTTGGTACATTGGATGGGTCAGACGCTGTTTGATAGCGTAGAGGAAGTCTGCTGCTAACTGCTGTGTCTGTGAGACTATCAGTACTCGAAAGTTAGGATTCCTACATACCTGCCAGGTTACGTAGTCAACGGTAATCGTAATTGACTTGGCGTGGTTTGGCGGAATATTTATCAGGACGCGGTTTGCGGCTAACCCTGGCTCAAATTTCATACTGGGGTGTAGCCACCCAGGATCTCTGCCTTCAATGACATCTACTAAGTTCTGCTGATGTGGGAAGGTCTTAGAGTGTAGGAACTTCTGGCGAAAGTCTGCAAAGGATATGTCGTGGACGTCGCCATCCTGGAAGTTCTTATCCTTGAGACCAAGGCGGGTACGATCTACCTTATCTGCAAATATCTTATCTGTACGGCGGTAGTACTCATAGGTCTTAATGGACTTACCAGCGCTGCCACAGGCGGCGTCAATAGTCATACCTTCTGCTACACAGCCAAGGATAATACGCTTGGCAATATCTGCTGAATTATCAGCCACGTAATCTCCTAAAAGTTTTGGGTTGACGAGATATCGTCTACTAGATGAACTTGTAGTTCATCCGCCGGAATGCCTCTTCATTTTAC